TGCTCGTAGCATCAGTTCCTTCTATTTGCGCTGGAGCAATCCAGAGAGTCGCTGAAGCCGAACCTGATTACTTTAGGCGTAGTCAATTATGGAACAAAGCCACTGTAAGTAGAAGTGACCATGCGACAAAAGAGGACATCTAACTTTTGCGTTCAATCGCTACATGGGTAGCGATTTGGTTAGGGGCAATAGTTTTCAGTCAGCACGCTATGGCTGAACCTATGTCTCAATCAATCAACTATCCATTAAACAACCCTAATTTATATTTTGGTGCTATCTCTTATGAGAGAGTAAAACCTCACCCTGATAGAAGTCGCTCTTATGCTCAGGAAGAGGCTACAAAGTATGGTTGGGGAGCATCACAATTTGAATGCCTAAACAAGTTGTGGGAAAGAGAATCAAACTGGAGACATACAGCAGATAACCCAAAATCTTCTGCTTATGGCATCCCACAAGCCTTGCCGGGGTCTAAAATGGCTAGTGAGGGTTCTGATTGGGAAACCAATCCAAAAACCCAAATTCGCTGGGGATTACGCTATATAGAATCGCGTTATTCGAATCCATGCAACGCTTGGCAACACTTTACGAAGAAAAACTGGTATTAAAAGATATTAGGAGGTTGTAATGAACCAAAGGGTAAACATCCGTGAGTTCAATAGACTTGCCAATATCATCATGAAAGATATATCCGATTTACCTATTGAACAATTAAAAGAATTCAACGCAATAGCCAACCGAGCCTTTCTTCACACAGAGTTCGAAAACTCTTTCCGAATGTCCTTGGAAAATTCTAAAAAAGAAGTATTGTTAGTCTCATGACCGATGGCAAAGATGAAGATGCTAAACCAGATGCTAAACCCATTGAAGATGCAATAGCCGAATTAGGCAGAGTTGCTTTTCAACAACCGGCAATATGCACAGGTTGGGTACTTGTATCCGAATGGTTTGGTGGCAATAATGAGTTTTGGATTATGGCAATACATGATGACAATTCACCACCTTGGAGACATTCAGGGATGCTTGATTATGCGATAGGCAGAATCGGTGACGAAATTGATGACTACTTAGGTGAAAGTGAGGATGAGTATGATGAAGAAGAGGATGACTAAACAGGAACGCGAAGAAATATTGAAACAACTTCATGAAGATAACGATGCGAAGATTGATAAATTATTAGAGGAAAGATACCCCTATATGCGTATTAGGATGGAAAGAGCCACGCCCAAAACATGAGCAAACGAAAATATACCCCAGTTAAACTAAACTTAGCAGAATGGCGCGACCAAAAAAACCTAAACCGAAACACAGTAACCGTGTTTTCTTATCGCTCGCGCCTTGCAGGAACGCCAATCCAAAACTCTTTGATGCTATCACTATACAAACAGCGCAAGAAGCATTAGATTATTGTCGTGGTTGCAGTCTTTGGGATGATTGCAGTCATTATGTTAAACCTTCAACATCTTATTACGATGGTGTTGCAGCAGGTGCAGTTTGGGAAAACGGAAAAAGAATTGCACAACTTATTAGAAAGAAAAATAAAAAGGAGTCATAATGTCGGTTCACGAAGTCCCAAACTTCGAAAACCCACCTTGTGCTTCTACTGACCCAGAGATTTTTTTTGCAAGTGAAATAAAAGGTTCATCTGTTGTCAGAGATTACGCTTATGCTAGAAAAATATGTTTCAGTTGCGAATTCCGAGAACCTTGTGCCGAATATGGTTTACATAATCGTGTGTTAGGTGTTTGGGGTGGGCTAAGTGAGCAAGAGCGAGACCTCATACGCAAAACTCGTAATATCAAACCGAAACCTTTGGAGTTGGGTATTATACTCATTTCCAAAGCAACACCTAAAAGTAAACAGAAAATGAAAAAGAAGAGGGAGAAATAAATGAGTACAGCAATTACTATTGTTGGCAATCTTGCAAAAGACCCAGAGATGGTTGTAAAAGAAAACTTTCGTTTAGCAAAACTTACAGTGATAACATCTAAGTCTAAGAAGAATTCTGATGGGACTTGGAGCAACGAGGGAACAACAGCGTGGTCTTGCACAGCGTTTGATAAGTTGGCTGACCATATTCAATCAAGTTTGAAGAAGGGCGACCCAGTTATTGTGATTGGTGAAGTTGCCTACAATTCTTGGACAGATAAGGAAGGCAAACCTGCTGGTCGTATGGAAGTTACGATTAAAGAGATTGCGATGTCTTTGAAGCGTTTCCCTGTTAATGGTCGAAGAGTTGAGGTTGCTACCCCATCTTCTCAACCTGACCCTTGGGAAACACCGAAAGAGGATTCTTGGTCAGGAGTTCCTTTCTAAACCCCAGTTGTGTATACTAAGTTATGACAGGGATGATGACCCAACGGCTAATTCCCCAACCGAGTGGAAGACTCTAAGTCCCTGTCACCTACAAAGGGAGAAAACATGTCAGACACAATTCCATGCCAATGCTCAGCACTACTGAAAACAGAAGTACGAGAAGATGGCAAAACATATTTAGTGAAAGAAGATTTAGAACATCTTCAAGAACACTATCAACCAGACCATAAAGAATTAAAAGAACAAGAAGAGACAACAAAACTAATTGAAGAGTTAATCTAAAAACAATACTGGGGTTGATATACACTTAATCCCAGTATAATTTTTTAGATGGAGAAGAACGAATCAAGCATCAACTTTGTTACCCTCGATGATGCAGCAGTAATGATGCACGAATTATTCTTATCATTACAAAAGGCTGGATTCACAGAGACACAAGCGTTGCGCTTAGTTTTAGGCTTATCAAGAGACTAGAGGTTTAAGTGGCTAAACCAGATTTATCGGAGTTTGGTTCAACAGGGTTAAAGCACTCTGGTGGCACAGTATACGAAGAATTCTTAACGAACCTTCGTGGCACAAAAGGCGCACGAGTTTATCGTGAAATGTCCGACAACGACCCAACAGTAGGGTCAATACTTTACGCAATTGAAAAAGTTATCTTGCGACTTGATTGGCGCATAGACCCATTCCAAGATAAATCAGCAGATGGTGAAACAAATCCTAAAGACCAAGAAACAGCAGAGTTCATTAACGAATGCTTAAACGACATGTCAGATTCTTGGGATGCAACACTCACACAAATACTTTCAATGCTTACCTACGGTTACGCATTTCATGAAATAGTTTACAAAGTTCGTGGTGGAGATTCTAAAGACCCTCAACGCAGGTCAAAGTTTAGCGACAACAAAATAGGTTGGCGTAAATTCGCTATCCGTGGTCAAGAAACACTTTGGCAATGGATGTTTGATGAAGAAGGTGGAATTCAGGGAATGATTCAATCAGACCCTTCAGCCTCAATTTATATCAAACCTATTCCTATTGAAAAGGCTTTGTTGTTCCGTGTAAAGAATGACAAAAACAATCCAGAAGGTCGTTCACTTCTTCGTAACGCTTACCGTTCATGGTATTTCAAACACAGAATTGAAGAAATAGAAGCAGTTGGTATTGAAAGAGATTTAGCAGGTTTACCAATCGCCTACATTCCACCAGAATATTTATCTTCCACAGCATCTGCTGAACAAATAAGTTTCCGTAATTCAATTGAACAAATAGTTCAGAATGTGAAACGAAACGAACAAGAAGGCATCGTTATGCCTTTGATGTATGACGAATCAGGTCACAAAATGTTTGATTTGTCTTTGCTTTCCACAGGTGGTAGCCGTCAGTTCGACACAGATAAAATTATTAACAGATACGACCAAAGAATCGCAATGTCAGTTCTTTCAGATTTCATTCTCCTCGGACATGACAGAGTTGGTTCTTATTCCCTTGGAACAGCAAAAATGGATTTGTGGTCAATGGCAGTCGATGCTATCGCTAATTCAATTGCAGAAGTTATCAACCAGTTCGCGATACCAAGATTATTAAAACTTAATGGCATGGACACAGCACGCGCACCATTCTTAACTTATGGTGAAGTTTCACACATTGATTTAACAGAAATCGGTGACTATGTTTCCAAGTTGGCTAATTCTGGTCTCATCATGTCTGACCCTAATTTGGAAGATTACTTGCGTGAACTTGGTGGGCTTCCACCTGCTGACCACAACAACGCTGAAGCAATGGGTGTTGCACCAAAAGGTAAAGACGAGTTTTTAACCGATGATGAGTACGCTTTAATAAATGATGTGGCTGATGGAGGGCAGACGGCTTCGCCTACGGAAGATGTTGAATAATGATTCACACATCCAAGGTTACGAAAGCCGATAGTTTAACCCCACAAGAAGTTGCTTTAGCCCAAGTTATTCAACGCGCTATCAATAGTGCTTGGGGCAGAGTTGATGAACGAGAAATCGCTCGCGCTTTGCGTGATTTGAATGCAACACAAGTAAACCAAATTGTTGATACTTTATCTATCCGTTTATCCGATAGGGCAATTGTTAACCAGTTAAGCAGAGCCGTCACTTCAAGTGTTGGTGCTACTGCTAAAAACATTCGTGCTGTTTTGCGTGGACAAAACAATAATCTTCCAAGACAAGTTGACCCATTGAACGCTGGCGAGTTCATTAACCTTGACCCGAATAATCTTCCATCATACCTTCGACCAACGGTGACTGAGTTCGATTTCAGAGTCACCGACCCTAGAGCAATTTTGTATGCATCAACAAGAGCAGGTGTCCTTGTCACTGCCGTTGATAACAGCACTCGTGATTCAATCAGACAAATCATTGCGCGTTCTTTCACTGACCAAGTAACAGTTCGTGAGACAGCAAAAATTTTGAAGAATGTTGTTGGTTTGCATCCTCGTTGGGCTAACGCTGTTTACGATTACCGTGGCAGACTAATTGACCAATATGAAGAAGCAGGTTTAACCAGAGCAAAAGCAACAGCAAGAGCAGATGAGATGTCGGGAAAGTATCGAACCACACTTGTTCGTGCTAGAGCGAACATGATTGCTAGAACAGAAATTTTGGAAGCATCTAATCGTGGAAGATATTTAGGTTGGACACAAGCCTTTGAGAGTGGTCTTGTTGATGGGGCTACACAGAAAATGTGGATTACTGCACCTATTGATGTTTGCGATATTTGTTTAGATTTACAAGGTCAAATTGTTGGTTGGAATTCTCCTTTCACGAATGGTGATTTGATGCCACCAGCGCACCCTAATTGTCGTTGCACCTCTGTTCTTATTCCTCCTGATAGGGGAACGATTAGCCCTCAAGAATTGCAAGACGAGTTTGTGGAAGAGTTCTGATGACTATTGTTAGAGTTCGTTTCCAACCCGGTCTTAAACCAATCATTGAAAAACATGAACAACATGACCAACAGTCCCACGGTAATTGGGCTGGAACAAAAGGCGAGTTATCGGACGATGATTACAGAGATATTGTGTACAAGGCAAAAACTGTTGAGCAAGCATATATTACTATTGCTAAACGCTTAGGCAAGAATATGAAAGCGCAAGAGGCTGAGTTATCTGAAGACGAAATAAATGTTTATCGTGGAGTTACAAATGTTGAGCGAGATGCAAAAAGATTGTTGGATGGAAAAATTAGATTTCAAGAATTTCAAACATGGGGACAAGGTATTTATGTTGACCCTACAAAAGAACGAGCCTCTGATTATGGAACAGTTCTTAGTCTTAAATTAGATAAAAATGCCAAAATTCTTAAAGGCGAAACAAAATGGGATGAAGCCGTAGATATTAGATGGCAAAATGAAAACGCTAGAGTTCCAAATACTTGGAGTTCTGATTTTGTAGACATGAATCGTATAAAAATGAATATAAACGACATGGGCTATCCAAGTTATTCTGTTTCAGACCTAAAAAATTTATATTGGGCTTCAAAGGGTTATGACGGATTTTCGCCTCATGGTGGAGAAATGGTTTTATTTAATGGTGGTGTTCTTACCTTAAATAAAAACAAAATTCAAAAACATCAATCTGGTACACATGACCAAGAGTCACACGGTAACTGGGCAACTGGAAAATTTTCAGATGAATTAAAGAACTGGAATCCCGAAGATAAAGTTCCATCATCACCAAGAAATGCAGGTGGTGTTACAGGTCGAGCACTTTTTGCTTGGGAACAAGGTCCTGACGGTCAAAATTTTATTGATTTGTTTAGAAAATATGCTGCACAAGAATTAGGTTTACCAGTTCCTCAAACACCTTTTGACCAAGGTGGATATTTGAATTATATGATGCAAAGAGGATGGGGTGCTCCAAATCGTAACGAAGTTAGAGGTTTGTTAAAAGCAATTGAAAATGGAAAACCTCAACCAACTTTATATCGTGGTTTAGCAAGTAAAGAAGGCGAAAATAGTCCTGAGTTCGCTGCACTAAAAAATGTTAAAGAAGGTGACACTTTTGACATGCCTCTTGTGTCAACTACTAGGTCTTTGGGTGTTGCAAGTTGGTATGCAGCAGAAACGGCTGCAAATAAACCAGAAAGAATTCTTGTAAGAATAAAAAATGGTGCTAAAGGTTATGCTGTACCAAATCCTATGTATGAGCAAGATTCAGAAGTTATTGTTTCTGGCAAATTTAGAGTAAATAGTGTGGAAAAAGTTTCATCCCCTTATTGGGCGCGTACAAGTTTTGAGGTAAGAAGAAGTAACCCTATTCCTAATGTGGAAGACAGGAATCCCGGTCAAGTTGATGACCGTTTTTATGAAGTAGTAACTTATACACCTAGATTGCGTGACCTTGCAGGTACTGACCAAAAAACTGCTAAAAAATATTATGATGCTGTTGCTTCAGGAAATTACAAATCTATACAAACTGCTGACTTCAAGTTAACAAATGATAGACCTAATTCGGGTATTAGGAGCGATGTTCCTGCACCGTTGAGTGCTTGGTTCAGAGAGTCTGCTAAAGATTTTACTTTGATTGATATTGAAATGATTGAGCCTCATAGTGTTGCAAAAGTTGATGGTAAAGATTATGGCAATATGTTTCACAATTTATTTAATGGTTCTTCCTCTATTGACGATAGTGGAAGAAATTTTCAAAAACATCAATCTGGTACACATGACCAAGAGTCACACGGAAACTGGGCAACAGGTAATTATTCTAAGATTGGTGGTGCAGGAGTTGATATAACTAAAAAACTTGATGAAATCTTTGCTGACCCTGAAACAACTTTAGATTTACAGAATCGTCTTCAAGCACAAGTGGATGCTGGTCAAAAAAGAAGCGATGTTGCTTTAGACCTTATTATCAAATTGCAAGGTTTTGATGGTAAACCAAAAACAACTAAAACATTGAAAGATTTAGATGAGTTGGAGAAATCTGGAGAATATGTCACTGTTTATCGTGGGGTAACAGACTTCTCTTCCGAAGCGTACAATTCTGGCATAGGTGATGAGAACTCAAAAATTAGTCAAACATCTCAACAATCTATAAACGATTTTACTGAGGGTGAATATTTTTCTGGTCAAGGTCTTGCAGGTTCAGGTACATATACAAGTTCGTCTAAGGACAGAGCCGATAGTTATGCTGCCAATGTTGATGAATCTGATGGTGTTTTCAATAATGGCAAGGTTATGAAAATTCTTGTGCCTAAAAATATTAAAATGCCTTCTCGCGAAGTTGTTTGGAAAGTCACTGAGGAAGTTTCTAATTTTTGGAGTAAAAAATTTGATGAAGGTGTTAATGAAGTTCCACCTAATCATGAAAATAATATTGGTCGTAAATTAGCCTCTCTCGGTTATCAGGCTTATCGGGTTACTGGAGTTCAAGCAGCGAATGCTCAAGATTTTGAAAACGATATTGTTATTCTGGATAGGTCATCGGTTGTTGTTTCTAAAGAACCCATAACGAATTATGAGGGACTTCAATGATTGATGCAAAGAAGTCTGTTCGTTACGCAAATATGATGAAAGAATTTGATACTCAACAAATGGCTGAGTTTTATCAAGTATTAGTTAACGATGGTGATTTAGAAAGTTTCTTTGAATCAGTTCAAAAACATCAACAGCATGACCAATCAACACATGGGTCTTGGGCTGGAACAAACCAAATAACCTCAGAACAAAAAAAAGCAGTACAAGCATACACACAAAAACTTG